TACCATAGGTGCATAGATGTGAGTAGGAGTAAGTAACTCTGGATGCTCCTTGTATACTAACTCATGTCTCCATAGCATATCATTAATGAGACTAAACCCATTACTATGCAGTCCACTACTTGCTACACCAACTATCTTGTCACCTGGTTTGATACCACTGCCATCAACTAAGTTACCTTCATGCTCTATTATACCTGTGCAGAATCCTGCTAGGTCATATTCACTCTGTCTATAATGCTCTGCTGTCTCTCCACCCAACAGTTTCATACCTGATATCTCACATCCTTTGTAGATACCTACCATAATATCTGCTACGTTAGCATCTATCTTCTTAGTGGAGATATAATCTAAGAAGTATAATGGTTTAGCACCACTGGTTACTACATCATTAACACACATGGCTACTAGATCTATACCAATAGTAGTATAGTCACCAGCAACTGCTGCTATATTAATCTTAGTCCCTACACCGTCAGCACCAGAGACTAGTAACTGACCGTCAGGTAGTGGGTATATCCCTGAGAAACCACCCACTCCTGGTATTGACTTGGCAAACTCATTGCCTTTGTCAATGTCTACAGGGTATCTCATATGTCACAAGGGTTTGGATCTATGTCTGCTAATTCAACCAAGTCATGATACTTCTTATACAACTCACCCATCTTAGGTTCAGTGGATCTTGACTTCCACATCTGTCTAAGGATAAGTTTCATATCATCCATTGGTACTACAACGGATAAAGATCCGTTAGTATATGGTTCTGCCATTAGATGTCACCAGGTGCTCTGTTTTCTGAGTATCCTACCTCAAACATTTGATTAGGATAACGTGCTGCTAACTTAAGAGTATTAGTATAGATGACCTCATCTAGTCTAACTCCTAATGCTATGGATGCTTGTGCTGCATACCATATGATGTCACCCAACTCCTTAGTAAGGTGCTCCTTCTGTGCATCGTTGTATGGTTTACCTTGGAATTTTAACTTCTTAACTATCTCCATAAACTCACCAGACTCTGAGCATAACCCTGATGCAGCAGTGTCTAGTCTAGCAATGTCACAACCAGCACCCTTTAACTCACCATACCTTGCGAGTAATGCATTGAAGTCCTTACTAGGTGGACTAGTAACACGATCCACAAAGTCTGTGTAGTTATCAAGATCAATCTCAAATTTCGTAGGCTTCTTACCCTTCTTATTCTTGTCTTTAATCTTTTCATCTAGGATCTTCTTACTCTTGTGTGCAGTCCCCATGTTTTTGGACTGCTCTTCTGGTGTCTTAGCAGTCTTGTCATAGACATCTTGTCCTTTGTCCTTAGCATCATCTACCTTGTCTCTAGCAGCATTAGATATCTCTTCTGCTGCCTTGTCCTGTTCGTAATTAGCACCAGGTTCATTTGTAAAAGTCTTATCAGCCATTAGATCTTAAATCCCTCGAATGTTTTTTTAGTGTTGGTCGCAGGTTCGATATCACCTGCATCGATGATGTCATCTTGTGCTCCTTGATCACAATCATACAGCCTCATCTTAGCTCTGTCAATACCCACAACGAATCTCTTATACATTGTAGGGTCATTGTATCTATTCTTCAACTGCTTGATCATTATCTGACCTAGCTCCTCCATTTCCTCATTTGATATAAGAGCGAACATAAGGTCAGCAGTAGCAGGTAGTCCGAAAGACTCAGAGGTATCTGTGAGATCAGGATCGCTACTACCAAACCCAGCACGAGTAGTTTGAGTGGCAGATACAATCGGGAGATTGAATTCGACAGCGAGTCCTCGTAACTCTTCTGCAATCGCTTTGACATAAGTATAAGAATTTACAATAGTTCCTTTGTACCTTGCTGAGGCACAGATGTTTAGGTAGTCAACAAATATAATATCAGGACTGAATCCTTTCTTCATAGACAACTCATTTAAGAGTGCCTTAAAGTGACCCACATGTGCTGATGCTGTGGGATACTCCTTGATGATTAGTTTACCTTGTGTCTTCTTAGTTAACTGAAGCAACTTGGAGGCGTACTTTTCTTTTGAGAGGAGGGGGTCGCTGAGTTGTTGGATCGGGATGTCCAAGAGGTTGGCATCAATTCGTTCAGCAATTTTCTCCTCTGCCATTTCCATTGTAATGTATAGTACGTTCCTCCCCTGGAGCAACACGGAGCTAGCCACATGGCACATGAATAAAGACTTCCCGACACCTGTACCAGCAAGTGCGATGTTAAGAGTCTTATTAGGTAAACCACCTTTGGTAATCTTGTTAAGATACTCGATATCAAACGGTATCTTTTCTTCCTTCTTGTGATAGAAGTCGTATCTGTCATCAGAATCTAGTATGTAATCGTGTCCAACATGATCATCAAAACACACGCCAATAGCTTCCGACATGATAGACGGAATAGCATCTTTCGTACGTGTTTTATCTTGTCCGTCAGCAATCTTGACAGACTCCATTAAAGCAATGTAAATTGCTTTCTCTTTGCACCACTTCTCAGTGGTTTCGATTAACCAGTCCTCGTTATACGCATCCCTATCTAAATTATTAAGAAACTGCTCAACCTCCTTGTATATTTCCTCGGAGATGTCCCGACGTTTCTCTACTTCTATCTTTAGGGCATTGGGTTCGGGTGTGGTCTCAAACTTATTAACATAATCAGACAAGGTACTAAACAATACCTTGTGTGATGGTGTGTCAAAGTAATCATCCTTTATAAAAGGTAAGACCTTCCTAGTATATGTCTCATTAAGAATGAGTTTACTAAGGGTGATCTCTTCAATCTTTAAGGTCATGTATAATGTAAGTAGGTGGAGACTGCATACTTGTCTTCCTCTTTAGGTGCACAGTAGGTATGTGGGTATGTCCACGTAGAAGGGAACATTAATACTCTACCACACTTTGCAGGAATTTCAACGTCTATGTCGTTAAAATATGTTGCACCACCATCTTCAATTGTATTTAAGTAGATGACATAGGTAAGGAACCTCCTTGCAGAGTTATGATCCCCAACATCAATATGTCTATCAAACCTATCAGCAGTCTTGTGCTGATACTTATTGATCTTAACTTGCTCAAGTGCATTCTGTCTAGGCCAATACCTTTCACAATCAATATCTTTAATGTACCTTTCGCCACACTGTTTGATTGCTAGGATGATCTGTTGGTTAACAGGATCCCACTTGGTATTCTTCTTGACTTCACACTGCTCTGTTATATTAACAGATGAGAAACCACACATCTCAGCATCGAATCTGGTTACTATACCAGGATCCTCATTGAAAAACTCAATGGCATTCTTGCATACATTCTCGTCAAGTACGTCATCATAGGTGACGATATAATCCTTAAGCTCCATAGGAAAACTCTTTCTGTGCACACTCATCTAGTGCTTGTAAGATTTCGGGGGTGATGTATTTTTCGGGGTCTTTATATACAACCGATGGATATACAGAATCATCTCCAATGACAATTCTATTACCCTTTCGCTCGAAGACTCCATACTTCTCTCCCAATTCTAACAGACCATAGTAACGATCCAACCCACGTTGGTCATAATATAAGCGAATCGACACTTGGGAATTCTCTTTCGCCAACCTTGACTTAGCAAGTTTAGCTTTAATAATGTTGCCCACTACTTCCTTACCATCCTTCTCCTTAGACTTGCTAAGGTAGATGATATTGGATGCAGCATACTTAAGTCCTGATCCTCCACCCATCTCTTTGGTAGGCATATATGCACCCACCACATCATATGTATGGTTGGTAACTATTAAAGGAACATTTGCTTTACCAAGTTTCAAAGTCAACACACGGAAGATAGCTTTAACTACCTGAGCACGTGTCATATCTCTTGTCTCTTTACCTGCTTCACTGTCTTCCATCTCCTTAGAAGTGGATAGCATACCTAGTGAATCAAGTACCATCATCATAGGTGGTTGATTCTTCTCGGACATATATTTGTCAAGCACTTTGATTGCTTGTGTCCTAAACTCTTGCACAGTATTGACTGGCACTAAGATCATACGACTGGAATCAATGTCACGATCCTCAATCAAGTCCTTACTTATCGCACTTTCAGACTCAAAATAAATAACCCCACCATCAGGATTAGATTCGAGGAAATGACGTACAATGCCAAGACAGAAAAACGTTTTGCCTGTGCTTGATTCACCTGCAATAGCAGTGATTTTGTTTCCTGGAACCCCTTTGTGGATTGAACCTGAGACAAGTCCGTTAAAGATGTACGAACCTGTGTCGATATAACCACTAGTGTCACCAGCAGCAACACCATCACTAACGACAGCAGCGTATTCATTGTCTATCTCTTTTACTATATCTTTTAAAAAACTCATGACCAAAGTGCGTCTAATGTATTCTTTTTCTCTGCATCCCATCCTATTGTATCTAAGATGGCTTTAAGGGGTGCTAGGAAACTCTTCTCAAATTGTAAATCATAATCAATTGATTCGTCAAGCCCAAATTCTGATGGAAGAGTCTGGAAGAATGAGATAATATTCTCATTAATCTTGTTAGGTGTCCGAAGATGTAAGTATTTTATCTTCTCACCCTCCTGTATGACAGGATACTTATGATGTAACTTCCTCTTCTTAATGTAGAAGTTATATAATAGAGCACCCCTGACATGCATGGGACATCCCTTACCATATATTGTAGCACTAGATGTATTCTTTGCTATATTATTACAACCACGAGGGAATGCTACTTCCTCTGGTGACATCTTCTCAAACCTATCACGGAAGTCCTTGATATATTTCTGAGTATCACTCTCACTACCTGTCATAATAACATTAAGTGCTTCCTTAATAGCAGTACGACATGGCATAGGTGTAGAAGACTTGACTGCCTCTATACCCATCATCTTTAACTTAGGTTTCTCATACTGCACACCCTCACTATTCCATACGTTTAAAATATATCTCTTCTTCGCTGTCCATATACCCTTGTTGGCAATGTTTTCTCTCTTCATCACCATCTTCTGAGCATAGGCATTTACATAGGTTGCCATTTCTTCATAAGCACTCGCAATATAGCGATCAAGTTCCACATCACACACCTTTTTAAGGAAACTAAGTGTACTCTGATCGTCCTTCTCTCCACTGGGGAATACA